GAACGATTGCCATCACTGGTATATTCTTGGCAATGATGTATGAAATGGATTAGTAAATGAGTAGTTTTTCCTAACTACGAAGTGTTAAGATCCTCATAATTTGGGGATCAAAAGCTCTAAATAGTGATAGAATTAAGGACAAGGCAATGATCTAAAGGTTTTCTTTATTATGTCAAGGCCCCATTCTATAGGAGGAAAGTTATGAGAAACAGAATGTCTAGTAATCAAATGGCAGAATGGATTCATCACGACGACTACTACAATCCCAATCAGGATCAACTAATCGACGAATACTTTGACTGCATGATCGATTGCAACGACAATTACTGTAGAAAAGTATGTACCGAAATCTTAAGATAACATAAAAAAATGAACCCTAAAAGACCCACCGCAAGGTGGGTTTTCTATTAC